AAGGTGTGTGTAAACTGTCACACTACACAATTTCGCAGTTGTCATAGAAACTGTGCGAATTCATGTCAAGACTTGCCGGAATATTATGTAGCGTATATGTAGCGTATATAGTGTTATAATATGTAATTATAATTGATCGAAAATATAAAAATAAATAAAAATATAAAAATATAAAAATAAATAAAAATATAAAAAAAAAAGAGAAAACAAAATAAACATTGAAAAAAAAGAAAAAGAAAAGAAGAGAGTGCATAACTCCTAACTTTTTTTATTTCTTTTTTTTTAAAATTGAATTGATTATATTCAATGTATGATTAGTATATAACAAAAAACAAGGGTATAATGACGGACAATAATATCAACAATAATACCGAAAACGATGATACTGATGATGACGAACTGCCAACGTTTACAATTCCCTCGACGCCGCCAATTCACGCAGACTATTCTTTAACCGATTACTCAGATAGCGACGATGACTACTTGGACGATGAGTCGGAAGAATATTTACTTAATGATAATGACGAATATAAACAGGAAGGTGAATATAAACAGAATGATGAAAATAAGGATAATGTCGAATATAAGGATAATATTGAAAGTAAAGATGAAAATAAAAAAAGTGTAAAGATGGAACCTCATTGTAATGTGGAGGATTATAAAAATGAATCTAGGATGGAGGGGGAGAATGAAGATACAAAAAAGAAAATGGATTGGGAAAATGATAAAATAGAAGAGCGTGAATGGGATGAAATGAAGAGAGAAGAAAGAAGAAAGGCATTGATGGATTGGGAAGAAGAGAGGGAAAAATCTAATGAAAATCGTAATGAAACGAAATAAAAAATTAAAAAAAAATACAAATTATACAACTAATAATTACTTATAATATAAAACGTATTCAATACAATTTTATTTTATTAACATATAATAAAATAAAATTACAGTATGAGCACTACTAACAATACATCATTTATGACAGAATTCAAAAAAAATAGTCTTCAAAAACGTTCGGAAATATTTGCACAAATTAAAAAAAAGTATCCAAATAGATATGGAGTTATAGTATCCAAAAGGGATGGTTCACAAGCACCAGAAATAACCAAAAATAAATATTTGGCTCCAGACGATTTAACTGTTAGTCAATTGGTTTTCGTTTTTCGTAATCGAATTAAACTTAAAGAAACACAAGGTGTATTCTTTTTTGTTGATAATATACTTCTTTCTGTATCATCAAATGCTCCTATAGGAGAAATATACCATAGATATAAAGACGAGGATGGATTTCTTTATATCACATACGATGTAGAAAATACATTCGGTTCTTGTGACTAAAAAAATATAGTACTATTTATTATTCATCTTTATTCAATTCTTCATTTATCTCTCTAATTATATTTGAACCTGTTTTTTCAAAGTAGTATGGTATAAATGCATGGACAAATAACACAACTGAACCATATAATAATTTGCCGGAATATTTCATTGCATGTGCAAAATGCTCCAAATATGTCATATTTTGTTCTCTAGGGTGTTTTAAAAACAAAGTATCTATATCTATATCTGTATCTATACTCATGGTTATAAATTAATAATATATATTATTTTATATATTATTTTCAATAATATACTTTATTTATGTAAGAAATACTATTCAATTGGCGTCGTGTCTACTTCCGTCACGCTGCTGGATTCTATATTTGTATCTTTGTCGTGAGTATTGTCTTGAGTATTATATGTGGTGGATTTCGGAACATCTATATTATTATTGTGTGAAGTATTGCTAACGTTTACATTATTATTACTATCGCTACTACTCGTAATTTTTTTAAAACCCTTTTCTAATACAACTTTTATGTTATTTTGTTTATACAAGAGGCGTAAAAATAATCTAGGGAATATTGAGACAGTATTCATAAATGTCTTGTATTTAAAACAACAAACTGTAGTAGCCGAAGTTTCAAACCGAATGCTTATCCACCAATATGCAGGTATAAATACAATTTGACCTTTATTCGCGGTAAACTCAATACATTTTACTTTATTAAACTCTTGTGCATATTGTTTTTGAACATTCCAACAATTAACTGGAGACCTAAACTCGAAATTTTCATAATCGTCTATTGAATATAAATACTTTGAGCTTTTCGGAGGAGCTATTTTAATCCGAATACTTCCTTCTGTAACCAAGTAATAATTTCTATAGTTTACATCATATCTAAACGGTGTACATGAACCTCTCGAGCCAAACAAAAAATCGTATTTGCATTCTGAAACCATAAATGGTCTTAAAAGGGAGTCATTATTTTTATATTGGTTTATCATTCCAGATTCATCTAAAAAATCGCTATTATTTTCGACGAATAATTTTTCTTCTACATCTGTTTCCGTTAATAGTAATGCCTTTTTAAGTTCAATCCGTTTATAAATATCTTTTTCTATATGATCTTGTTTAACATTTCGTATATTAACATCAAATGCGCCATATGTTTCGTCAACTATTTTTCGACTACAAGTTTCTATAAAAGGATTATTGTTTAATTGAAAAATAATAGGTTGTCTTAGGTCGCATATTTCTTCAAGATTTTCTTTCGAAGGTTCATATATATCATACACTTCTAAATCATTGCTAGTTTTTAATTGAAAATGTATGTGTAAATAAAAGAATAATACTATACAAAAAATTAGGAATATCATAATTATTTGTTGCATGATGCTCGTTTCTTACTACTTTATTTATAACTATTTTTTTTTCATTATTTTACGACGAACTAAACATTTAATTTATATTTTTTTTTATTTCCTGTTTTAACTGCCGTTACTGTTTCATTTACAGATTCTGATATTCCATTTGCACTTTCTAATAATTTTTCGCTTAATTTTGCTCCCACTATGGTTGTATCCGTTATACCTTCCACTGCTACACTTTCCTCCCCTGCATTTATACCCATCACACTTGCCCATGTTGCGCTCTTATCTACTTGGTTGTAGCTTTCAACTTCTCTAAATGGTTCACTTTTAACTAATTGCAATGGTTCTATTTTATCTACAATCGATAATAATTCACTTTTTCCTTTTGATACACATTCAGTTAAACCATCCATTTTTTTTTCAACGACGCTAATGGATAAAGCTTTATCATCTTCTAACACTACATTTTCTGTTTTTGTTGTTGTTTCGCTTTTTACATAATTACCACTTAATACAGCGTCTCTTGTTGCTGTATCAGGTTCGCCGGATGAACCTACGCTAGTTTTGTCTAAAAGAAAATTCATCAATCGATTGAATACTGCAGGCTCAAAAGTATCCTTGTGTTTTAAAAGCGAAATATTTGTTTCCATGGCAAATGACTGTAAATTAGAATGTTTATTGGTCATATCACTCAACTCGGATTTTAAAAAATCAACCTTTTTCAACAAGTTATTATTATTACTTTCCAATTCGTCAATACGATTTAATATAGTTGCAAGTTTCTGTTTAAACTCATCATTTGTAGTTGATGTCATGACCTCCACAACGTCTTTCCTCATAGAATTATCTTTATTTTCAAGTTTGTCACTATTATCCGTATTATGATGTACTCCCTCCTTAAGACACTTTTCTATATATCTAAGTCTCAACTCATGATCTTCTAAAATAAGCATAGGGGTCATTATTCTAGGTGCAGGATTTGTGCTCTTCGAAACAGTGGTTTGTACTTGGGGGGATTGTTGGGATTTAGATTGTTGAAGGGGTGTTTGCTCCGCTCTTCTTCTTTTTGCTGCAGATAATCCAGCTGCTCCACTCATTTTTATATATGTTATAAAACAAAAGTTTTTATATTATTTATCGCATTTGATTTAACAAATCGCCAATACGACTTAATATAAAAGTTATTTCGTTTTTGAAATCATCTGATTTTTTGAAATCATCTGATTTTTTATGATCATCGTTCTTTTTATGTTCATCACTTTTTTTATTATCCTCTGATTTTGCCAATACAGTAACATCGGTGTCTTTTTTGAATTGGTTCCTAGTATCTAATATATGTTTATTTTTTTGACTTTGTTGTATGGTTTGTATTTGTGGCGGCGGTGGAGTTGCGGCAACTGAAGCATATGGTCGCATTTCCTTTACTTCATCAATAAAATCTTCAATTTCGTCTTCACTTTCATATTGAGATTGTGTTGTATTAATACGTCCACCATTAATATATGATTCTATGTTCCTTAACCTTACTTCATGATCTTCTAAAACAAGCATTGGCGTAAGTTGATCAGGTGCTTTTCTTTTTGGTACACTCAATCCAAATCCCTTTTTCTTAAATAAAGAGTCTGCATCGTCATTTATATAACTCTCTATGTACCTCAATCTTAACTCATGGTCTTCCAAAACGAGCATTGGAGTCGTTTGTTCAGGTACTCTTTTTTTTACTTTATACATTGGTTATATATTGTAAAACAAATATTTTTAAAAATATTTATCGCATTCTAACTAAATAACTATTTATTATTCTAAAGTAAAACATAAAAATATATCATTGTTAAAAATAAACAAGTTATTTTTCTTTTCTTGTTATACAACATATAATGGAAGACATTTCAGAAACGGTTACAACTACTGTAAAATCTGTTAAAGGAGATTCAATGGGGTTTTTTAAATATGTTTTTAATTTCGACGATGAAAATAAATGCGAGATGATGAACCTAGTCCAATACACATTGCTTGCTATAATTCCAGTTTTAGTTCTTTTAAAACTTGTCAAACAAGTTCCAGAAGAGGACGATACAAAGGGAAGTTTAGAAATACTTGCCGAATGTGTTGGACAAATAATATTTATTTTAGGCTTCATGTGGATAATAAACAAAACAATAAGATATATTCCTACATACAGCAATTGCGAATATGAAAAGTTTATGCCCACCAATTTTATTATTCCATTTTTAATTATTCTAATAACCATGCAAACCAAACTTGGAGCCAAGTTTAATATTCTGATAGAAAGGGCAAGCGACTATTGGAATGGAACTTCATCAAACTCTTCTAGAAATAACGCAGTAAAAGCGTCACAACCATATTCTGGACAAAATATGAATGCGAATATTCCACACCATCAACCGTCTCAATCCGACTTTATTGACCAATTACTTCCTTCTGACCATCAATTAACTGCATTACCACCTTCTATTTCAACAAATATACACAATAAAGGTGTAGGCTTAAATCAACCATATTCACAGCCATCACAAAAATCAGGACCAGATTTTTCTCAAATGTATCAGACGCAACCTACTCCTCTTGTAGGAGCAAATCACCCTGTAAATAATTTTGAGCCTACTGCAGCAAATGATGGCGGTTCTCCTTTCAGCGCTTGGTAATTGTAAGCATTTATTTTTTATTACATACGACTAATCATTTATTCTTTCTTGTCAATAACCATTTCTTTTGCTATTGATTTAATTATTTTGTTTTCACCTTGTCCTTCTCTCAAATCAGTCATGAGGGATTGCACAATTTGAATGTATTCATCCTTGCCCTTATCTGAATCCATCCAATTTGGGTTTTCAAGAACCCATTCAGATATTGATTTACGTTGTTTATTTGCGACATTTGATATTGCACTGCGAAGTATTTCCTTGCCATTGTCACACTCCCATTCGTTATTTTCCTTTATATACAGCGTTTCCCTCTTAATGTCGCTGCAATGTATTGGTCTTTTATATGTATCTAGTCTTTTAAGACCGTTTAAAAATAAACTGCTTATTCCTTCAACCAAACCGTTATTTTTAGTGTAAACCAAATCTTCTAGGTGTATTTGGAGAGATTCTACAAAATCTGTCATATTAATTGCATCTCTACATTTTTCATTTAAAAACAAATTAATATTAAATCGGTTTGTATTATTATTATTTCCTATTTTGGGTATCATTTCATGTATGATATTATTTTGCTCTTTTATTCTTTCCATCATATTTGTCTTCATTATAGAATCTTTATTTAATTCGCTTATCATTTGTTTCATCAATACCTTTAAATCGTCGCTATTTGCATCTTCCAAACTACTTTCCATTTTAGCTATAGTGTCGATATTGTTATGCATTGTCTCTGCACCTGTCTTTGTCTCTGCACCTGTCTTGGACTCTGCACCTGTCTTTGTCTCTGCACCTGTCTTTGTCTCTGCACCTGTCTTTGTTTTATTCAATATTTCACATTTGGTTTTATGTCTCCAAATCCCAGAACGCTGTTTATACGTCTTCCCGCAATAGTTACATCCATACACCGATTTTTTTGCAATTTCAGTAACTACAACAGGAACAGGAGGCGTTGCTGAACATTGCCTAAAATGCTTATTGGTCTTAATATGTTGTTCGAATAAAAACTTACGCGAACATGTATAGTCACATTTTACGCAATGAAATTTCGTCATTTTTTCTGTCATATTTTTTTGTTGCTAATATGCTTTATAATAAGCAACAAAAAAATATGTTTATTTGGTTTTCATTAAGTTTTTGTTGTTGTTATTGTTATTATTCGATAAAATGTAACATAACCCATAATTGTGTTTGTTGTGTAAAACTAGAAAAAAGTATTACGATTTAAAGATAATTAAAGAATTACATACATTTGTATGAGCAAAATAAAACCGTTTGAAGTAGATATTTCTAATGAAATGACAAATTATTGTTGTAAGGATGAAATACGATACAATAAAGATGAAATACGATACAATAAACATGAAATAGACGATAA